TATTTTCTGCTTTAGCTTCAAAAGCTAATCCATTTAATTACGATAGACTTACTTCTAGAGACATCCAAGCTTTAAAAGACATGAAAAAAAATAAAAAAATGGGTGGCGGTTTAACTGAAGCCACTAGAAAATTAAGAGCACAAGGTTTAAAAACTGGTGGAAGTGCCTGCAGAGGAATGGGTGCTGCACTTAGAGGTGGAGATTTTAAAGGAGTTAAATAATTATGAGAAAAAGAATGAAATTAGGTCAAGCAGAAAAACTTAGAACTTCTAAAGATAGAGAAGAAAGAATGAAAAGAATTGAGGAGATGATGAGAAACAGAATGATGAGAGAAAGAGAAAGACTGAAACCAGGCATGTTAAAAGGTGGCCAAGCTAAATTAGACAAAAATAAAAATAATAGAATAGACGCACAAGATTTCAAAATCCTTAGAGCTGAAAAAGCAAAAGGTAGAGGCAAAGGTTTACAGGATGAAAAAATGAAACCTGGAAAAATGATGAAAGCAGCATTAGGAACAATAGCCCTCGGAAAATTTTCTAAAAGTGCTGCTAAGAAAATGGGTAACAAAAAAATGGCACCAGCCATGATGGGTGGTATCGGTGTAAGCATGGCAAAAGCAAAAAAAATTAAAGAGATAACTGGTCTTAAAAGAGGTAGATTAATTAATCCAAAAGGCCCAGGTGTTATTAGACCAAAACCACAAGATAGATATGGTCGACCGTTCAAACCAAAACCAATGAAGCCAGGCGGAAAAATGGGCGGTGGCATGATGATGACTAAGCCAGGTCAAATGAGCTATTACGGTGGTGGCATGATGATGAGACCTAATCCTATGAGAGCAAAGGGTGGGGTTATGGTTAAAACAAAAATAGGTAAAAACAAACCTACAAAGACATACTAGGGGGCGTAAATGGCCCTTAAGGAACTTTTTAAAAGAGGGATATCAGCACTTCTTAAAAAGAAAAAAACTGATCCTGTTTCAGGTGAAACTCAAAAATTATTAACTTACACTCCACAAGCTAAAACACAAACAGCTAAACAGTTAGCAAAACAAGATGCAGAACTTCCTGTAAAAGTAGATCGTAAGATTACTGATGATTTATTGATGGGTGAAAATGCACAGCCTGCTTTTGGCTCATCAACTTATGATTGGGTAATGAGAAAAGGACCCGGAAAATATTCAGCAGATGAATGGATTGATCATTTAACTTCAACAAGAAAAGTAAACTATAAAGTATTTGGAAAACCTACGTCTAGAATTGAAAGAGGACCTAAAAAGTTCACTTACGACAAAGGATCTAGATTCGCTGGTAAAGAAGCGACTATTGGTAAAGAAGAACTTTTTGATACTAATCTTGCTACTTTTGACGAGTTTGGAAACATAACAGGTGGCTTATTAGGTGCAGCTAAAAAATTTAATTTAAAATTATCTGCACAAGATATTGGTAACATGATTAAGATGAATCCTGTTAATAGATTAAAACCAGTCGAATATGGTGGTGTGTTCAATACACCAAAGGTAGATATTATTTTCAAAGGACTAAACAGTAAAATAGGTGACTTAGCAAAAACTACTGGTCTTAATTCCAAATTTACAGATGAAAATTTACGTGGGTTGAAAAGAGCTATACAATCAGGAGATCAAAATGGTGTTATGCAGTTAAGTCAGATATTAAGAAAAGATTTAATTGCTTTAAGAAATGATCCAGGAACCACACAAAATGCTAGAGCACAAATAAATGGAGTTCTAGGAGGTATAGATGAATTAGTTAGAATATCTAAAGGCGGTGGTAACGTAAGACCTGTTAAATATCAAAACGAAACTTCATACACATTTCCAGGTGGATCTAATTATCGAGAAACTGTGTTTGTTCTTGATGAGCCTATTGCAGGTAACAGGGAGCCTATGAGATCTTTTAGTCATTACAATGAATTAAAAAATAATTTATTTCATGTTAGGTATGATACAAGATTTACCCCTGATGGAAAAAAAGGACTTGTAATACATGAGATACAATCTGATGCTAATCAATCCATAGCTAAAAGTTTATCTGCTAAAGAAGCTTTTTCAGGGCAGAGAAGAATTAATCCTTTTCAAAAACAAATAGAATTAAATTTATTAATTAATTCTAGATCTAATTTAATAAGGAATATTGATGATGCCATAAATAAAAATCAATTTAATAAAGCTAGAGTTTTGTCTGATGACTTAAAAAATGTTAGTAAACAGTTAAACTTAACAGGTCAAACATCAGGTAAAGTAGAATATTATCCATTGCTGGAAGCAGATGCATATGGAGATTACGCATTGAAATTTTTATTAAACAAGGCGGCTAAAGAAAATTTGGACTTTGTTGCTGTGATGCCTTTTGACAAATTACATTTCAGACAAGGGTTTGCAGCTGGTAATGAAAGATTTTATGGATATGCATCTGGTAAGGGCATAGGTAAAAAAGGAACTGCAGTTATGCCTCAACTCATGAAAAAAGCTGCTAAATTTAATGATTCAAAAACAGGTACAATTAAGTTATCTTTATCAGATCCAAAAAAACCGTATAAAGAAGTAGCTAAAGATACTTTTAAATATGTAAGTGGAGGAGGAAATAAAGCTCCAATTAGAGATGACCATCCTTTTAAAGGAAAAACAATAACAAGCACTTATCACGAAACGGCTTCTAATGCTCCGATGAAAGGATATAAGCTTATACAAGAAAATGATCCTAGGTTGTATTTTGATGCTTTTGCTGTTGAAGTAAAACCTAATATGGCATACACACAAAAACTATATAAGTCTAAAGGTGGCTTAGTAGTGGATATATTTAAAACCTTATGATAAATTAAACCATGGCTGTAGAAAAGGGAATTCCCGAAAATATTGAAGAGGAAACTAAAGTAGAAGAAATTAAGGAACAACCTGAAGGTCTTCCACCTGAGATCCAAATAGAAGGCGAAGAAACTGTAGAAGAAACAGTGTCTGATGATTTTAATGCTAATTTAGCTGAGGATATGGATGAAAGAACTCTAAAACGTTTAGGGATGGAGTTAATCACAGAATACAGAAAAGATAAAGAATCTAGAAAAGATTGGGAAGAAGGGTACACAAAAGGTTTAGATCTTTTAGGAGTTAAGTATAATGAACAAACAAGACCTTTTAAAGGTGCCTCCGGTGTCACCCATCCGTTGTTGAGTGAGAGTGCTACGACTTTTCAAGCCTCAGCTTACAAAGAACTTATGCCAAGTGATGGACCTGTAAGGACACAGGTTGTCGGCTTACGAACACCGGCTACCGAACAACAGGCAGAGCGAGTTAAAGAGTATATGAATTATCTTCTTATGGAAAAGATGGAAGATTATACGACTGACATGGATCAAATGTTATATTACTTACCACTATCAGGATCAACATTTAAAAAAATTTACTTCGATGAATTTTTACAAAGACCAGTATCTAAATTTATACCCGCTGAAGATTTAGTCGTTCCATATTATGCATCAGATCTTAAGGATGCAGGACGTATTACTCACGTTATAAAAATGACGGAGAATGAGATTAATAAAAAAATGGCTGCGGAGTTCTACAGAGACATAGAATTACCGAAGCCAAATATACAAGAGACAGACTTACAACAAAAGATAGATGAGTTAGATGGTGTTAAACCAGGCTTTACAGATTATATTCATACTATTTTAGAAATGCACGTTGACTTAAATTTAGATGACTATGAAAATTTTGACAACAGAACTAAGAAAGCAATAAAAATTCCTTACATTGTAACTATAGATGAGAGCTCAGGAGAAGTTTTATCTATCTATAGAAATTACAGAGTTGATGATCCTAACTACACAAGAATAGAATACTTTGTTCATTATAAATTTTTACCTGGTTTAGGATTTTACGGTTTTGGTTTAATCCATACCATAGGTGGTTTATCTAGAGCAGCTACTGTAGCTTTAAGACAGCTTATAGATGCAGGCACATTAAAAAATTTACCTGCAGGTTTTAAGTCTAGAGGTATAAGAGTACGAGATGACGACCAACCTATCCAACCTGGAGAGTTTAGAGACGTTGATGCGCCAGGTGGAAACATACGAGATCAGTTTTTTAACTTACCTTTCTCTGAACCAAGTACAACTTTGTTCAATTTACTTGGTTTTGTAGTGCAAGCGGGTCAAAAATTTGCCGCTATTACCGATACAGCAGTTGGCAATGACACGCAAAACAGGGCTGTGGGCACAACTATTGCTCTTATGGAACGAGGTTCTAGAGTAATGAGTGGTGTTCATAAGCGTTGTTACTACGCAATGCGTATGGAATTTAAAATTTTAGCAAGAATTTGTAGTGAATACTTACCACAAGAGTACCCATACGAAGTTTATGGTGGTCCAAGACAAATTAAAGCATTAGATTTTGACACTAGAGTAGATGTTTTACCTGTTGCAGACCCAAATATCATGTCGATGGCACAAAGAGTGACTCTAGCACAGACACAATTACAAATTGCTAGTTCAAATCCGCAATTACACAACATTTACGAGGCATATAGACGTGTTTACGAGGCTTTGGGCACAAAACAGATTGATACTTTGTTAAAACCACCTAAAAAACAGCCAGAACCACAAGATCCTGCAAAAGAAAATGCTAGAGCACTACAAATGCAACTACTAACTGCGTTTGAATTTCAAGATCATGATGCTCACATTGCTGCTCATACAGCTTTTATGGAATCTAGAATGGTTCAAATCAATCCGCAGGTATATGCGTTGTTACAATCGCATGTTTCTGACCATATTTCTTTTAAAGCACAAAAAGAAGTAGCAGAACAGATGGCTCAAGACCCTAATTTAGTTGCTTTACAACAAAATGACCCACAATCTTTTAGAATTGCTTTTGATAATGCTGTCGCAACAGCTACAGCTGAGATAACTACAGAGTTAGTCAAAGGTGAAATGCAAGCTAACATGAATAAACAAGATCCTTTGGTAAGAATTAAGCAACAAGAGATAGATTTAAGGGCAGCAGATCTACAAAGAAAAGCTGAAGAGACAAGATTTAAACAAGAGCAAGAAAATATTAGACAAGCTAATAATTTAGCTTTTGATTATGATAGATTACAACAACAAGATGAACAATCTGATAAAAGATTGGATATCGCTGAAAGAAAATTAGAGAAAAAATAATGGCTGCTAAATATTTTTTTGGAATTGCATATAAATATGGTAGACCTTATGTGCAAGGTGCCTCAAAAAAATTTCAAAAAATGTTTGATAAAGAATATATGGAATCGAGAGCAGCAGGTTCAAGCACAGGATCAGCTTTTAAGAATGCTGCAGAAACAGTTAATAAAAAATTAAAAGAATTTCCAAAGAAGGGTAAATAATTTTTGCAAATTTTAAATACTTTTTCAAAAATTATTGCAACATCTCATATTAACATAGATGATGATTTATATGATAGAATTTTGAAAGTTAAAAATGAAACCCCTTTTTGGTCTAAAAAAATTAATGATGATAATACGGAAAAATCTGCTGGTTCAAGCGGTTCTGAAAATTGGTCAATACTAGAAATAGAAAAATTATCTGATTTGAAAAGAAAAGTCTTAAATGAATTTTATATTTTTAAAAATGAACATATGGGTTATATACATAACGATTTTAGACTTACAACATCTTGGTTTACTTCTACAGCACCAGGTGATAAATGCGATTTTCATACTCATTACCATTGTATGTATAGTGGTGTGTTGTATATTAAGGCAGAAAAAAATTCAGGTAATATAGTTTTTGACCCACATGAAGATTATAGATTTGATTTAAAAGTAGAAAATTTTAATATTAATAATAGTCACAGTTGGTGGATACCACCTGAAAAAGGTAGAATTATATTTTTTGATTCTAGAATACATCATAAAATAGAGGAAAATAAATCAAATAAAGAGAGAATTAGTATCGCATTTAATTTATTACCCATTGGAGAAATGGGTTTTAGTGATTCTAGATTTGTGTTAGGATAATTAAGAAAAATTATGCCATTAAATAAAAAAGGTAAAACAATTATGAAGTCCATGACAAAACAATATGGACCAAAAAAAGGTAAAGAAGTGTTTTATGCTACACTAAACAAAGGTAAAATTAAAAATGTTAAGAAGAAAACGAAAAGGGCTTAGTGGTGGCAAAAAATTTGGACCACCACCTAAACGAGGACCAAACCCACAAGGTATTAAAGTTTCCACAAAGAAAAGAATTACAAAAAGATAATCAAGAAGCTTATTTTGCTGGTATTATCGATGGAGAGGGTTGGATTAGCTATGAAAAAGCCTCGAAACCAAATAGTGATTATAGAATACCCTGCATCGGTGTAGAGATGACAGACGAAGACGTAATTAGAAAATTACATAGTTTTTTTTCTAGTGGAACAGTAATTTCAATGAAAAAAAGAGTGGAACATCACAAACAATCCTGGAGATGGAAGGCAAGGGGTAAAGCAGCTGTTGCTATTTTCTTTAAAATATATAATTATCTGAGTGGTAGAAGAAAAGAAAAAATTGATGAGGTGTTGAAACGATATTGTGACGATGCTAATGCAAGAGAAAAATATAGAAAACTAAATGGAGTATTAAAAAATGTGGTTAAGCGCGATTAAAGTTGCAGTACAAGCTGGATCTAAAATTTACGCAAATAGACAAAAAGCAAAAATGGCGATGTCAGAAGCACAATTACTACATGCGGAGCGACAGGCTCGAGGAGAAGAGGCTTACCAAGGTAAACTTCTTGAGGCTAGGCAATCGGATTGGAAAGACGAATTCGTTTTGCTTATATTAAGCGCTCCGATAGCTGTGCTTGCTTGGGCGGTCATAAGCGATGATCCATCTGCTATGGATAAGGTTAAAATTTTCTTTGATCATTTCCAGTCGCTCCCATCATGGTTCACAAACTTGTGGATTTTGGTTGTCGCGAGTATTTTTGGAATAAAGGGTACACAGATCTTTCGTAACGGCAAAAAATAATTATGATTCGTGGAGATGGTGCTGATTATAAACTTTTAAAGAAATGGTCAGCAGATTTCGATTGTGATGGATATTATTCTTGTGAGATAGGAGTACGTGAAGGCGGAGGCTCTTTAGTAATTATGGATCAAGTTAAAAATAACTATTTACATATAGGTGTTGATCCTTATGGTGATATTAATTATAAGCATTTTGATAATGATGAAGAGCTCAAATGGAAAGGTTATCCACCTGGTAAATCACCAACATATCCTGATACGATGAGAGATCAAATGTTAATAGATTTTAAGCCTTATATTGATGGTGGCAAATATCATTTCGCAAATCTCACTGATACAGAATTTATGAATTCAGAAAAATATAATAATATGAAATTTTCTTTTGTTTGCCTCGATGGTCCTCATACTACAAAGGCTGTAATGACTGAAGCTATATGGTTTGCAAATAGAGCAGCCCCACATACTAGAATAATTTTTGATGACTGGAGATACTATAAAATGCAGCTTATTGATGAGTGTTTAACTTATTTTGGATTCAAATTATTTGATAGTGGGGACAACAAAGTTTGTTTAGAGAAAAATGGCAATTGATACTGCATCTAACGATATAATAAAAAAATTGATTCATAGACGTAAGGAACGTCTGAAAGAAACATTAGTAAGAGATGTTGACAATGTTAATGACCTTCACTATATTAGAGGACAGATCAAGTCACTTGATGACTTGCAGCAAGACATAATAGACTTGCTAAAAAAACAGGAGCAATAAAATGACAGAGTCCACGGAGCAACCGAAACGGACTGAGACATTGGAAAAAGCTTACAAAGAAGAAGCTGAAGTCAAAAAAGTCTTAGACGAAAAAGCAATAGACAAATCACTACTTGATAGATTACCTACACCTACGGGTTACAGAATGTTAATTCTTCCGTACGCAGGTCCTAAAAAGACTAAGGGTGGTTTATATCTTAGTGAACAAACTCAAGAAACTATTCAACTTACTACAGTTGTTGGCCTTGTGCTTAAACAAGGAAATCTTTGTTATAGAGACAAAGAAAAATTTCCTTTGGGTAAATGGTGCAAGGAAAAAGATTGGGTTATCTTCGGTAGATACGCAGGCTCTCGATTCAAAATAGACGGAGGAGAAG